AACATCAACTAACATTGGTATTAGTGCAGGCGGTGCAGTTCTATCTACTGTAAGTTTAACACAAGGTGTTATAACTGCGTTTACTACTAGAACAATGACATTAGCTAACTTGGGCTATACAGGTGCAACTAATGCTAATTACATTACCAATAACAATCAATTAACAAACGGTTCAGGATACACTACTAATACGGGTACAACTACTGCAAGTAATACACAAACATTCACTAATAAATCAGGTAATATATCACAATGGACTAATAATAGCGGATACACTACTAATACGGGAGATATAACAGCAGTTACTGCAGGAACAGGTATGACAGGTGGTGGAACATCCGGTAGTGTTACATTAAATGTTATCGGTGGTGATGGTATAACTGCAAACTCTAACGATATAGCGGTAGACAGTACAGTTGTAAGAACATCAGGTAATCAAAGTATATCCGGAAAATTTACCGCAGATAGTATAGCTTATACACCGGTACAAATTTCTGTCGGTTACAACGATAACCCTTTTGGAACGCAGCCGGGGTCGTCTATAAAATTACTGAGTTTATCAGGTGGAAATAGTGCAACTTCAAGTGTTTCATCACCGCCAACAGGTGCTTATTATGTAGCACCGCAAGCGGGAAGAATTAAACAAGTTGTTTTAAGAAATGTAGGAACTACACCAACTAGCCATAGTACAAGAATAAAATTATACAAAAACGGAGCTAACACTTACACAAGTAGTTACGCAACAGGAACATCAACAAATGCAGTAGGTTGGTATGTTGATTTTGACGATATAAATCACGATTTTAGCCAATACGATAGAATTCAACTTGCTTTTCAAGGTTCTAACTCTAATACTGATTGGGAAAAGTTTAATCTAACACTTGTAATTCAATATGAAGATTATGAATATTAAATCAAATAAATTATGCAATTAGATACTTATAATATAGAAACAGACGGACAAGTAAGATATGTCAATGGAGGAATGGAATTTGTTCCTTACATGCAAGGTACAGAAGATGAAAAATATATGGAATACATAAATCATGTAATGGATTTAAAATGGGGTGACTATAAATTGTATTTAGTAGGAGGAATATTAGAAGGTTGGAAAACAACTGATATTGATATCTGTGTAACAGGAACTATAGGTGATGACTTATCAGGTTTAATGGAGCAAGCACATCAATTAGGTCCAATTGATATATTTTATGTAGAATCTTTAGAAAAAAGAAAAGGTAACAAGCATAGAATTTGGGAATTTGCAAAGTGTAGAGACATGGTAATACCCGGTTCAAGATTACACGGAAAATGGAAAATGGATGGTTTGTTTTGGATGACAGAAAAATTTGACGCGAAAGGTAGAACATATAGCAAAGAACCGTTGCTACTTAATTAAAGTAAAAATAACCTAAAACAAGTGATAATACAAATACACCCTGCTAGGGTGTTTAATTTAAAAAGTATTATATTTGTAGAATATAAATAATGTTAAACAATTAAAATTCAATCAAATGGCAAAACAATTAGAAAAACAAGAATTAAAATCAATTCAAGACGCACAACTTAACTTTAATAAAAGCAAAATGCAATTAGCTGACAACGCTTTGCAGCAACAAGCTATTATAAAAGAAATTGATGAAATTAAATCTAATTTCGCAGTATTAGAACAAGATTTAATTAAGAAGTACGGACAAGATAGCAGTATCAACATGGAAACCGGTGAGGTAAAAAGTGGTGATGAAGTAAAGGCTGATGAAAAAGCAAAAGAAAATAGTAAACCACTAGAAAAAGTAGAATAATGGCAAAAATTAGCGACACTACGAGTTATCCCAATATCGCACCGGTTGGTGACGATTATTTAATATTAACAGATAAAGATTCTTCGTTAGCTACTAAAACAGTTACTGTAGAAGATCTTGGTTTATATTTGTTTGGAAATATACCCGGTTCGCTAATACCTGCACTTGATGATTCATATGATATCGGTTCTGCTTCAAAAGAGTGGAGAGATTTATATATCGATGGTGTTGCTCGTATAGATGATTTACGAGCTGATGTAGGAGAAATAATAACACTAACTGTTCCAACAAGTTTTGTGCTTAGCGGAGCAGTTAGTGGTTCATCACTAATAACAGCTACTACATTATCAGGAGCTTCAAATTCAAACATAGCAAGTACACTTGCTATTAAAACTTATGTAGATACAGCTATAGCAACGGTTGATGATTTATCAGGAACTTATGATATAGGAACTACATCAGTAAACATACCAACACAAATATTAAGAATATTAGGAACAGGTAATCAAATCATAACAACAGGTGATGATGCACAAACAATGCAGCTTTCTTTTCCAACAAACATTACAACACCGGGTCGATTAGCTAGTACAGGAGAAATTTTTCCTGTTACAGACAAAAACATTAATTTAGGTCAAGTAGGAAGCAGGTGGCAAAACTTCTTTACTGAAAACATAGCTGATGAGACTGATTCATTTGGATTAGCTAAACATTTTTTAGGTAAAAATGACCTTAACACAGCTTTAGAGTGGAAAGAAGTTCCTGATGAAGATTTAAGAGTAAGACTAACTAGTGCTGCTGCTATTACATTTACAGTTGATTTAGGAACTGAAAGTTTAGGAATAATAGGTACAGAAGATGAAATTGAAGTCGTAGACGCAGGAGGTAACACAGCAGCTTTAAGGTTACCGGTAGATATAACTACAAGAGGTCAGTTAAATTCTTTAGGAACAATAATTCCTCTTACAGATGCAGATACTAATTTAGGCTCGACAACTAAAAGATGGCAAAGCTTTTTTACAAAAGACATTGTTGATGCAGGTAACAACTTAGGTGTAGCTGCTCAAGTTCTTGCTAAGAATGCAGCTAACACAGGATTAGAGTGGATTACTAATGGAGCATCTGACACATTAAATATAAGTATAGATTCAATTGGTACTTTAGCAACTTCTGTTGATTTACCTACACAAAAGCTTTCTTTATTAGGTACAAGTAATCAAATTGAAATTGTAAATCCTGTAGCTCAAACTATAGCATTTCAGTTACCGGTAGATATAACTACAAGAGGTCAGTTAAATTCTTTAGGAGCAATAGTTCCTGTTACAGATGCAGTTGAAAAACTTGGTAGTGCAACTAAAAGATGGCTAAGCTTTTTTACACAAGACATTGCTGATGCAAACGATGATTTTGGAACAGCTAACCAAGTTCTTGCTAAAAGTAATACAAATGCAGGGTTAAGATGGCGTAATGAAGTTAATGATAAAACATTAAATATAGTTGATTTAGATGGTACTGCAGGAAGTATAGATTTACCAACTGAAACTTTTTCTTTATTAGGAACAGTAAATCAAATAAACGCTGTAGTTGCTAACCAAACTATAACATTTGCTTTTCCAACAGATATAACAACACCGGGTCAACTTAATAGTGGAGGTGCAATATTACCGGTAGCAGATGGAGTTAACAATTTAGGAGGAATATCTAACAAGTGGGCAACATTTTTTCCAACAGAGATTGCAGCTGCAGATGATGGAACAGGAGCTGTAGGTCAATATCTTGGAAAAGATTCAAGTAATGTGTTAGATTGGATTACACCTGTTATATCAAGTTTTAAAGTTTCAGATTCTGAAACTCCTCCAAACGTAACAGTAATAAATAATACAGATACTGTTACTTTTGCGGGTACAACAAATCAATTAAGTGTAATTGAAAATTCAGGAACATTAACTTTTAGTTTTCCAACAGATATAACAACACCGGGACGATTAGCTAGTACAGGAACAATAATTCCTGTTACAGATTTAGATACTAACTTAGGCTCGACAACTAAAAGATGGCTAAATTTATTTGCAAGTCAAATAGTTGATAAAGATGATTTGACAGGTGGAGCGGCTCAAATTTTAACAAACGATACAGCAGGAACTAAATTAACATGGACTACAGGTGGAACTGCAGGACAAGTTTTAGCTAAAGATGTAGCTAACACAGGATTGGAATGGGTTAATCAACCTACGTTAGCTCCTAGTTTAGAGTTTTTAGGTGATACTAATACTTTAACTCCGACAGTAGATTTAAACTCAGAAAGTTTATCAATTCTTGGAACTGCTAATGAAATTGTAACTGTTGGTGTTGACCAATCTTTAACAATTGCTTTTCCAACAGATATAACAACTAAAGGAATATTAAATAGTACAGGTATAATTATACCGGTTGGTAATAAAACCACAAATCTAGGTGCTACAGCTAATAGATGGCAAAACTTCTTTACTGAAAACATAGCTGATGAAGCCGACAATTTTGGAACAGCTAATCAAATATTAGCTAAGAATGCAGGTAATACAGGGTTAGAATGGAAAGATAGCAATTACGATATATTAGAAGTTACTACAACAATAACCAATGCTCAAATGTTAGCTATTGAAACAACACCTATTCAAGTAGCTCCTGCTCCGGGTGCAGGTAAATTAATCGCTGTAGTAGAATGTTTATGGAAATTAGACTATGTAGCTCCTGCATTTGATTTTGTGGCTGACCCTTTTATAAGATATGATTCAGGTGGAAGCAATACTCAGTATAGACCTTTTGGAGCTTTTGATAACGGAATTGTAAATGCATCTGTTGATTTTTATCAAGCTGTACCACCGGTTCAAAGTCAAGGAAATGCTAATGGTCAAATATTAATAAACAATGGATTGTTTATTACAGCAACACAAAATCCATCACAAGGTGGTGGTAGTTTAACTTTTAAAGTTAAATATAGAGTAGAAGACGCATTCTAGTAATTTAATATAATGGACATAAGAAAGATTTCTGTAGGTCCTGATTATAAGTCAGGAGCTATGCATTATTTAGTAGGTCAAGATGTTTTAGGTGGTAACTATGTTATTCATTTAATTAAGCATGATTTAAAAAATCAAACTTTTTCTATTTACATAATTCAAAAAGAAGAAATAAAGCTTTGGAAGTCTTTCAATCACACTATGCCAATATCAATCGAATATAATATAAATTTTTAAATCTAATGAAATCACATGCAATCACCTCACAGCTTTATAGTAGAACCATTAAAAGGAAAGCGTTACGATAATACTAAAAAATTAGGAGAGGTAGATTTTATAATAAGCACTTCTCAAGAAGACCATAAGTTTTCAAATCGTTTCGCTAAAGTAAATTCTTTACCTTTAAATTATTGTGGTCCTATAAAAATAAACGACCTTTTGTTAGTACATCATAATGTATTTAAAATATATTACGATATGAAAGGATATGAAAAAAGTGGTAAAAGTTATTTTAAAGATAATTTATTTTTAATAGATAACGACCAATTTTTTTTATATAAATCAGGAGATGAGTGGTTTGCTCATGATAAATATTGTTTTGTAGAACCGGTAAAATCTAAAGATTATTATTTAGATAAAGTAGTAAAATACGAACCTTTAGTTGGAAAAATTAAATATCCAAATCAAGAACTTATAAATTATGGAGTTAAAGTTGGTGATGAAGTTGCTTTTCAACCTGATAGTGAATATGAATTTACTGTAGATGGTGTTCTTCTTTATAGAATAATGTCTAAATTTATAACAGTTAAATTATGAGCAACAAAGAAGTTAAATTAAAAATAATTGATGCAGCTGAAAAAGCTGTAGAAGAATTAATTAATGTTGCAAAAGAAAAAATAGTTACAGGAACTGAAGATGATGTATCTGCAGATAGATTAAAAAATGCAGCAGCTACAAAAAAATTAGCAATATTTGATGCTTTTGAAATATTAAATAGAATAGAAATAGAAAGAGACGCATTAGAAACTGAAGGAATAAAAACAAAAATAAACACTAATCAAGGATTTGCAGAACGAAGGTCTAAATAAAATATACACTACACTTGTAGATATTATTCCTAAATCTGTTTTGACAAATAAAAACAGAGCAAAAACTTGGGAGTACGGATTTAATGAAAAGTATGGTATAGTTATAATTTCTCGCACAGGTCAAATAGGAGATATTATACAAATTAATGGTGTGGATATAGCTTTGCCATTACAACCTCAAATTATTACTAAAAGACATACTGATAAATCTCAACAATATTGGGAAAGACAAGAATATCCAAAAGTATTAAAAAGGATTTCATCTATATTTCAATGGAATGATATGCCTTCTATATTTAAAAATCAATGGATAGATTACATTGAAAAAGAATTTGATAGTAGAGAAGATGGACATTGGTTCTATAATAATGGCAAGCCAACTTATATTACAGGTTCGCATTACGTTTATTTACAATGGACTAAAATTGATATTGGTTATCCTGATTACAGAGAAGCTAATAGATGGTTTTTTATTTATTGGGAAGCCTGTAAGGCTGATATAAGAAGTTTTGGATTATGTTATTTAAAAATTAGACGTTCCGGATTTTCTTTTATGGGTTCTTCTGAATGTATAAACACAGGAACATTAGCTAAAGATGCTAGAGTTGGAATATTATCTAAAACAGGTTCTGATGCAAAAAAAATGTTTACAGACAAAGTAGTTCCAATAGGAACTAATTTACCTTTCTTTTTCAAACCTATTCAAGATGGTATGGATAAACCTAAAACTGAATTAGCGTTTAGAGTTCCTGCATCTAAGATTACAAAAAAAAATATGTATAATGTTGATGCTGAAGAACTAGATGGATTAGACACTACAATAGATTGGAAAAATACAGATGATAACTCTTATGATGGTGAAAAATTATTATTATTAGTTCATGATGAAAGCGGTAAATGGTTAAAGCCTAATAATATTTTAAATAATTGGCGAGTTACTAAAACTTGTTTACGATTAGGTAGTAAAATAATTGGTAAATGCATGATGGGTTCTACTTCTAATGCGTTATCAAAAGGTGGTGCAAATTTTAAAAATCTTTATGAAGATTCTGACCCTACAAAAAGAAATGCCAATGGTCAAACAAAATCAGGGTTATATAATTTATTTATTCCTATGGAATGGAATATGGAAGGTTTTATCGATAAATATGGAATGCCTGTTTTATATACACCCAAGACACCTTTGTTGGGAATAGATAATTCAATGATTAAAATTGGAGCTATTGAATATTGGCAAAATGAAGTTGATTCATTAAAATCAGACCCTGATGCATTAAACGAATATTACAGACAATTTCCTAGAACTGAGTCTCATGCTTTTCGTGATGAAAGCAAACAGTCATTATTTAATTTAACAAAAATATATCAACAAATTGATTACAATGATTCTTTAATTATAGAACATCATGTTACTAAAGGAAGTTTTTATTGGAAAGATGGTATTAAAGATTCTATAGTAATGTTTAGACCTGATAGAAATGGAAGATTTATGGTAGGATGGACACCGAAAAAATCTTTACAAAACAGGTATTATATAAAGAATGGAAAAAAATATCCTTCTAACGAACATATAGGTTCTTTTGGTTGTGATAGTTATGATATCTCAGGAGTTGTAGGAGGAGGAGGTTCTAATGGAGCTTTACATGGTATGACTAAATTTAATATGGACGATGCACCATCTAACGAATTTTTTTTAGAATATGTTGCTAGACCACAAACAGCTGAGATATTTTTTGAAGATGTTTTAATGGCATGTGTTTTTTATGGTATGCCTTTATTATGTGAAAATAACAAACCTCGTCTTTTGTATCATTTTAAAAACAGAGGATACAGAGGTTTTAGTATGAATAGACCTGACAAAGTATTTAATAAGTTATCAAAAACAGAAAGAGAATTAGGTGGAATACCTAACTCAAGTGAGGATGTAAAACAATCTCATGCATCTGCTATTGAGTCTTATATTGAAAAACATGTTGGATTAGATTTTGAAGGAACGTTTAGAAATAGTGAAGATATGGGTATAATGCCTTTTATTCGTACACTAGAAGATTGGGCAAAATTTGACATATCAAATAGAACTAAATTTGATGCTACAATTAGTTCAGGATTAGCTATTATGGCTAATCAAAAACACCTTTATTTACCTACCAAAAAAGAGTCAAAAATAAGCATTAACTTTGCAACATACACTAACACAGGAACTTTAAGCAAAATTTTATAAATGAAAGATATTAAGATAGATATAACGTCCACAGGATTCCCGAGTCAGTTTGTTTCTGATGCAGAAAAAGCAACTGTTGAGTTTGGTTTACAAATAGGACAGGCTATTCAATATGAATGGTTTAGAAGAGATGGCGTTGGTAGTAGATATTATAGCCAATGGGAAAACTTTAATCGACTTAGGCTATACGCAAGAGGAGAGCAAAACATTGGTAAATATAAAAATGAATTAGCTGTAGATGGTGATTTAAGTTATTTAAATTTAGATTGGTCTATAGTTCCTATTATTCCAAAATTTGTAGACATTGTAGTTAATGGTATGTCAGATAGACTTTTTAAAGTTGAAGCTTATGCTCAAGACGCATTGTCACAACAAAATAGAAGTAAATATCAAGATGTAATTCAAGGACAAATGGCAGGTAAAGATATCCTATTGGATATACAAAAAGACTTTGGTGTTGACCCTTTTATTACTGAAGCTGATAGTCTTCCTGAAAATGATGAAGAACTTTCATTATACATGAATTTAAATTATAAGCCTGCAGTAGAAATTGCTGAAGAAGAAGCTATTAATACTTTATTTGCAGAAAACCATTATCAAGATACTCGTAAAAGAATTGATTATGATATTACAACTATTGGTATTGGGTGTGCTAAACATGAATTTTTAGAAGGTTCAGGCGTAGAGGTTTCTTATGTAGACCCTGCAAATTTAGTTTATAGTTATACTGAAGACAAACATTTTAAAGATTGTTTTTATTGGGGAGAAATTAAAACTGTAGCTATTACAGAATTAATTAAAATTGACCCTAGTTTAACTAATGAAGATTTAGAAGAAATAAGTAAATACGGGCAATCTTGGTATGATTATTTTAATACAGCACAGTATTATCAAAACAGTATATTTTATAGAGATACAGCAACTTTAATGTATTTTAATTATAAAACCACTAAAGAATATGTATACAAGAAAAAAATATTAGAAGGCGGCGGTTCAAGAGTAATAGAAAAAGATGACCAATTTAATCCTCCTGCTGATGTAATGGAAGAAGGAAACTTTGAAAAAGTAAGTAAAAGAATTGATGTTTGGTATGAAGGAGTTATGGTTATGGGAACAAACTTTATATTAAAATGGAAGTTAGCTGAAAATATGGTTAGACCAAAGTCTGCATCTCAGCATGCTATTTCTAATTATGTAGCAGTAGCACCTAGAATGTATAAAGGAAACATAGAATCATTAACTAGAAGAATGATTCACTTTGCAGATTTAATTCAAATTACACATTTAAAATTACAACAAGTAATTGCAAGAGTAGTTCCTGATGGTGTTTTTATAGACGCTGATGGATTAAGTGAAGTTGATTTAGGCACAGGAAATGCATACAATCCTGAAGATGCTTTAAGACTATACTTCCAAACAGGTAGTGTAGTAGGAAGAAGTTATACTCAAGATGGTGAGTTTAATAATGCTAGAGTTCCTATTCAACAACTAACTTCTAATAGTGGAGCTAGTAAAACTCAAATGTTAATTACTAATTATAATCATTATATGGATATGATTAGAACTGTAACGGGATTAAATGAAGCTAGAGATGGTTCTACTCCAAGTCCTGACGCATTGGTTGGTGTACAAAAATTAGCAGCATTAAATTCTAATGTAGCAACTAGACACATTTTAGAAGGTGCATTATATGTTTATAGAACTTTAGCTGAAGCATTATCTTATAGAGTTGCTGATGTTTTAGAATATTCAGATTTTAAAGAAGAGCTTATAAATCAAATAGGTAAATACAATACTTCTATATTAAAAGAAATATCTGATTTATATATTTATGACTTTGGAATTTTTATTGAAGTTTCTCCTGATGAAGAACAAAAAGCTATGTTAGAACAAAACATACAAATGGCTTTATCTAAGTCAGATATTAATCTTGAAGATGCTATTGATATTAGAGAGTTAAGAAATATTAAATTAGCTAATCAATTGTTAAAATTAAAGCGTAGACAAAAAGCTGAAGAAGACCAAAAGAAAGAAGCAATGAAAATGCAAATGCAAGCTAATGTTAATATGAAATCTCAAGAGATGGCAGCCGCAATATCTATGCAAAAAATACAAGCTGAATCTCAAGCTAAAATGCAATATCGTCAAGCTGACATTGCTTTTGAAATTGACAAAATGAAAATAGAAGCTGAGTTAAAAGCTCAATTAATGGATAAAGAGTTTCAGTATAATATGCAAATAAAAGGTCAAGAATCTGAAGCTTTAGGCAGTAGAGAAAAAGAAAGAGAATCAGCAAAAGCATCAAGGATTAGTCAACAAAATACTCAACAGTCAAATTTAATAAATCAAAAGAAAAATAATCTACCTCCGCAATCATTTGAATCTAACGAGGATAGTTTAGATGGTTTTAATTTAGCTGAATTTGACCCTAGATAATAGATTAAAAAAAGTGAAAGTAAATGTGTAACTTTGTAATAAATTAAAATTAAATCAAATGAATTTAGAAAACATTAAAGTAAGAGAAGTTTCTGCACCTGAAAAGGGAAGAGCTGAAATTGAGCAAGAGCTTTTGGATAAGAGTGCTCTACAACAACAACCTAAAACTGAAAGTGTAAAATCACAAGAAGTTGAAGAAAAAAAAGAAAATAATGTTGAGCTGACAGATAGTTCAGTAAAAGATTATTTAGAAAAAAGATACAATAAGTCTATCGATTCATTTGAAGACTTATTAAAAGAAAGAGAAGAACAGCCGGATTTGCCGGAAGATGTATCTTCCTTTTTAAAATATAAAAAAGAAACAGGTAGAGGAATCAATGACTATGTTAAATTAAACAGAGATTTTGATGACATGCAACCTGATAATTTGTTAGCTGAATATTTTTTAGAAACTGACGAAGCTATTGACTCAGAAGATGTAGATGCATTATTAGATGACTACAGATTTGATGAAGATGTAGATGATTCTCAAGTGATAAATAAAAAAAAGCTAGCAAAAAAAAGAGCAGTTGTTAAAGCTAGAAAGTATTTTAACGAACAGAAAGAACAATATAAACAACCCCTTGAGTCAAGACCGGTTGTTGGTTCTGAAAATAGTGAAGAACTTGAACAGTATAAACAATTTGCAAAGAGTGCAAAAAGCAAAGAGGAAACGGCTAGAAAAAATTCTGAGGTATTTGAACAAAAAACCAAAGAAGTTTTTTCAAATGAGTTCAAAGGTTTTGAGTTTAAATTAGGTGATAAAGATGTCACTTATAGTCCGGGAGATGCATCAGAGTTAATGTCTAAACAATCTAATGTTTTGAATTTTATAAATAAATTCATGGATAGTTCAGGTCAAATTGATGACGCATACGGATACCACAGAGCTTTATCACTTGCCATGAATCCTGAAAAGTTTGCCAAGTTCTTTTATGAACAAGGTCAATCGGATGGTGTTACTGACGTAGTTCGTAAAACTAAAAATATAAATATGAGAGTCAGAAACACACCCGAAGTAGGAACTACTCAAGGAGGAATGAGAGTAAGAGCTTTAAACACCGATTCAGGTCGAGGTTTGAAGATTAAAAGTGCGAAAAGAAAATAATAGTCTAACAAAAAAAAATTAAAATTATGGCAGTATTAGCAGCTCCAACGTTTCAATTGCAGCCAAGTGCTCAGCAAGTAGCGTTGTCGTCAAATTATATTACCAATACTCAATTTAACTTTTTGAATCAGTATCTACCGGATACTTATGAAAAAGAGTTTGAGAGATATGGTAATAGAACAGTATCATCATTCCTAAGAATGGTTGGTGCTGAAATGCCTTCTAACTCAGACCTTATCAAATGGGCAGAGCAAGGAAGGTTACATATTAAATATGTAAATTGTGTATTAGGTGGTGCAGGTGCAGGTGCAGCTTCGGAAGTGTTTACAGTTCCCGCAGCTCAAATCGACCCCGCAAGACAACCATCAGGTTCAGTAGCACCCGCAGGTGCAGCAGGACAAATCGGTATCAGAAAAGGTCAAACAGTAATGGTCTCTGATGATACAGTAGGTTCTGCATTAAATAATAAAGGTATCGTAACAGCTGTAACAGCTACTACATTTACTGTTAGTTTCTACGAAGCAGCAGGATTAGCAGCTTACGCAGGAACAGTATCTGTATTTATTTATGGTTCTGAATTCAAAAAAGGAGTTAATGGAATGGAAGGTGGATTAACTTCTAACGATTTCATTTTCGAAAACTCTCCAATTATCTTAAAAGATAAGTACCAAGTATCAGGTTCTGATATGGCACAAATTGGATGGATTGAAATTCAAACTGAAGATGGAGCGAATGGATATTTATGGTATCTTAAATCAGAGCACGAAACTAGATTACGTTTCGATGATTACTTAGAAACAGCTATGGTAGAAGCTGTACCGGCAGAAGCAGGTTCAGGTGTTGCTACTCAAGCAGTTTATGCAGATGCAGGTAACAAAGGTTCTGAAGGTGTATTCTATGTAGTAGAAGCTAGAGGAAATGTTTGGGGTGCAGGTAATCCTACTGATTTAGCAGGGTTTGATAGCATTATCTCAAGATTAGATAAGCAAGGTTCTATTGAAGAAAATGTAATTTTCGTAAACAGAAACTTCTCTTTTGATATTGATGATATGTTAGCAGCTCAAAATTCTTATGGAGCAGGTGGTTCATCTTATGGACTATTTGATAACGATGGGAGATGGCGTTAAATTTAGGTTTCACAGGATTCAGAAGAGGTTACGACTTCTACAAGTCTGAGTGGAAATACTTAAATGACCCAACAATGAGAGGTGGATTAATTGGTGGAGCAATCAACGGACTTTTAGTTCCTGCAGGCTCAACTACTGTTTATGACCAAATACTTGGTAAAAACGCTAAGAGACCTTTCTTACATGTTAGATATAGAGCATCAGAAGCTGAAGACAGACGTTATAAGTCTTGGATTACAGGTTCTGCAGGTGGAGCAAGCAACAAAGATTTAGATGCAATGGAAGTTAACTTCCTATCTGAAAGATGTGTTTGTACTCTAGGAGCTAACAACTTCTTCTTATTTAAATCATAATAAGAGTATATATTAAGAGGGAGGATTAACCTCCTCCCTTTTTTTTT